GTCCCACGGCTCGGTGAACCGCTCGCCACGCCGCGCGGTGCCGCCCCACTTGGCGGTGTACCAGTCGAAGTTGCGTTGATAGGTGCGGCGATTCTGGTCGCCATAAAAGCGATCCGCGATGGTGGATGATGCGGCGTGTGTCAGCCTTGCCTTGACCTTGACGATGGGAACGTCGGCCAGCTTGCAGCGGTATTCGTAGTCGCAGTCCTCGAGGTACGCCGGGTGGAAGTTCTCGTCAAACCAGCCGACGCGCTCCACCGCTGCGCGGTTGATGCCGAACGCCGAGAACCCCTGGAGGGTGACCACGCGCGCCTGTTCGGTGTCCATCGCCGTGACGAAGGCATCCAGATCGCCGGGAGCGAACACGACGTCATCGTTGATGTGCGCCCACCACGGCGCGTCGGGTGTCACCTTCATGGCGAGGTTCCACGAAGCGCCGATGCCGAAGTTGATCGGCATACGGATGACGTGCGCGCCGGGGACGTCGGCGTGTCCGCCGTTGTCAATGACGATGGTCCGCCCGATCGGGACATCGACGGACGCCAGCATCTTGCCCACGAGGTTCGACAGCAGGACCGGGACGGCGAGGACGGGGATCATGCCTGCGTGACCTCGACGAACCGCGCGAGCTGCGCCGGGAACGCGGCCAACCTGGAGAGGTAGTCGGCGCGAAAGGCGGCGGGATCGAAGGCGGTGGGCATCTCGTCCCACCCGATGCCGTTCCAGCCCACCTCGCGGTCGTATTCCTCGCGTGTGTGGGCGCCGTTTGGGACGACGATGACGGGACACCCGCAGAGGCGGGCGATGTCGATCACCCCCGTCAGCATCTCGAAGGCGTATAGGACTTCCGCGTGGTTCAGCACATCCGCCAGCGCGTAGCGATCCTGTCGCTCCGCCAACGTGATCTCTCGGGCATCAACGGGCCGGCTCCGCGTGCTGCGTCCCGTGAACGACAACGCCCCGGAGCGAGGTTCGCCCCGGTCGGTGTAGATCTCAGTCTCGACCGCTGGCAAGTGGAGCAGGGGAGCGTCAGAGAACAGCCCCGAGAAGCTGAACACCATCTCGCGCGGGTCATATGTGCGATCGCCGCCGAGCCGTCCGGGCACGTTGAGCACCCAGCGGGCGACGTGGAACGAGCGCCACGGGTTGCCTCGCACAACCTCGGGATAGACGGCGACCCAATCGTCATCGAGCTCGCCCGTGTAGACGGGCGTATTCCACTCCGGGTTCGTCGCCCACCGCCCGACGTAGGCTTCCTGCCCTGCTTGGTTCAGCTCGTGGCAGAGCTTGTGCAGCGTCTTGGGCCCAGCCGAGGCATGCTGATAGTCATAGGACCAGATGAGGTACTTCCTCATGCCGCGGCCTTCTTCTTCAGCGCCCGCCGCTGCTCCCGGTTGAGCGTGACCGGATGCAGCGCGGCCTCCATGCCCGCGAGGATTGGCCGCCAGTGGGCATCGAACACCTTGTCGGCGTCGTACTCCGCGGCCTTGGCGATGGCCGCGTCGCGCAGCGAGGTGTCCCCGCGCCGCTCGTACGCCTCGCGCAGCGCCACGAGGATGCTGAACACCAGCGGCTTGGCGAAGTCGCCGCCCTGGCGGAAGTCGAAGTCCGGGTCCACGGCCACGAGCCAGCCCGACGGGTGCCGCTGCATCCCGGCCGCGCCCTCAGTGCCCCACACGTCGCCGACGAGCTCCGCCTGCGCCGTCCAGTTGGACAGGATCACCGGCACGCCGCACGCCTGAGCCTCGATGCCCGGGAGCCCGAAGCCCTCGCCGCGCGACGCGGCGAGCAGGACGTCGAACGACGAGTAGATCGTCGCCATGTCGTCGTCGGTGATCGTCTGCTTCTTGTACTCGTACTGGTCGACCCAGCGGAGCCGGTCGCGGGGGATGCCCTTGTAGTCGAACAGGATCTCCAGCTCTCCGCCGTCAAACGTGCGTTGGAGGCTGTGGACGTAGAGATAGGCGTCCGGGTGGTCGTGCATGAACAGCCCGAGCGCGTGGGCCATGTCCGAGAAGCCCTTGCGGTCGTAGACCTTGGTGCCGTTATTGGCGGCCACGATCCCCACGAGATAGGCGTCGTCCGGCACGTCGATCTTGCGGCGGTACGAGCGGTCGCGGGGCGTGAACACCGGGTCGACGGCGTGGGGCGCGTACTTGACCGGGAAGCCCGGAGCGCCGCCCTTCTGCCAGCCCTTCGCCGTGGCGGTGAGGGCGTTGCGCCCGTGCTGGCTCATGGCGATGGCGGTGTGGCCGTTGCCCAGCCAGCCGTACAGCGACAGGGGGGTGTAGGCGTGGTCGATGGGCACCCAGCCCGCGATGTTGGGCAGGCCGGCGAACGGATCGGGCATCCGCTCGGTGAACACCCAGGCGTCGTAGAGGAAGATGACCCAGTCGGCCCGGGACCGCTTGAGGTCCTCCAGGATCGCGTCCCGGCTGTATCGGTCATTGCCCGACGAGCCGCGGACCAGCAGCCCGTTCCAGTCGCGGTCGCCGCGGGTGCCGTCGTTGGCGACGAACTCCAGCTCGTACCCGGCCTGCGCGATGCGCGTCCCGACCTGGCGCGTCTGGCTGCCGTAGCCCGAGGGCATCCACGGCGCGTTGCTGATCCATAGGATCTTCATGCCACCTCCTGTACCGAGGGTGGCCGGGCGGGCGGGGTACAGCCGACCCGCCCGGCTCCAAAGGGGATTAGGTGTCCGCGCTCACCATGTAGGCGAGGCCCGCCGAGTCCGGCAGCGCGCCGCCCGCGCGGTAGACGCTCTTGATGGCGATGTTGTCGAGGTTGAAGGCGTAGTCGTAGCTGACCGCGGTGCGGAGAGCCCGCTGCTTGATGACCCACAGGGAGAGGTCACCGAACAGGACCGACTTGGTGGCCGATTCCGGGGTGGCGAGATACGGGTCCTCGTAGACCGGGCGCCCGTTGAAGGTGTCCGGCTGGTTCGGGGCCACGGCCTGCTGCCAGAGGTACTGGCCGTTGAGGTCCTTGTACTTGCGCGCCTTCTGGATCATCCCGTTGGACATGACGAAGGCACCCACGCGGCGGTACGGCGCAGCGAGGCCGTACTGGAGCGTGATGAGGTCGTCCGCGCCGATGAAGGTGGCCGTGGCGCCGCCGCCGAGGCCGGTTGCCGTGCCGCCGTTGGTGGCCGCCGCGAGGACGGCGGTGGTCGTGGCCGAACCGAACGCCTGGCCGAGCGACCGGGCCTGCGACTTGGCGAGCAGCGGCATGTAGCCGATGGTCTCGTCCTCATCCGCCTCGGCGCTGATGTACGCCAGCGCCTTGTAGCTGACCGGCGTCGCGGTCACGGTGCCCAGCGTCGGGTCGGCCGCGGTGATCGCGGTGCCCTCGCCCGGGGTGTAGGAGGTGGGATCCGCCGTCAGGTTCGGCAGGATGCTGGGCCGGCCGTTGTCGGCGTTGATGATCGTCGCGTTGCCGAGCCACGGGGACTCGGTGCGCATGTAGACCGCGACGTTGGTCGAGAAGTCGCTGACGTACAGCGATGTCCCGTTGCCGAAGTCCGTGACGACGCGGAGCTCCTCGGCGATCTTGCGCATGTCGAACGGCGTCACGACCGTGAGGCCGGACGTCGTGACCATGCCGTCACGCTGGAACTCGGTCTGGAGGGTGCGGATCGCGTCGAACAGCAGCCCGGTGCTGTCCTTGGATCCGCCGGCGGGCTTGCCGCTGTCGGGGTTCGCCACCTCGGCGTACCGCGAGCGGATGGCCTCGAGGCCCTTGGCGTCGTCGTCAGCCTTGGTCAGCTGCTCGATGCGCGCCTTGCGCCGATCGGACTCGGCGATGATCTTGTCCCAGCGCTCCTGCTCCTCGGCCGACGGCTCGCGGTTCTCCGCGGTGGCGGTCTCAAGGATGGAGCGGGCCTCGGTCTCGAGCTTCGAGCGCTGCTCGAACTCGTAGGCGATGAACTCCTGGTTATCCACGTCAAAGACACCTCTGTGCTACAGAGGCACCTGCCCTTGACGTGCCGGAGGTGATCCCGCGTGCCGCTGCGCGTGGAGCGGCGAAGGTTACCGGCGAGGTATGGCTGGAGCCTGTATTCGGTTAGCGCAGGAGCGAAAGCTGCTCCTGCATGGCGACAATCTTAGGGCTCACGTACGGTTCGTCAACCTTTGCGTTGACGGCCTCCATGAGCAGGTGCTGCTGATCCCGGGTCAGCTTCGCCTCGGGATCGCGGAGCGTGTCGAACGCCACGGCGAGATCGTCGACCGGGAGCTCGGCGGCTTCGGCCAGGTGGCGCACCGTGGCCGTGGTGTCGGGGTAGGCCGGGAAGGTGACGAGGCTGATCTCCGGGCCCAGCTGGGCCTCGAGGACCTCGCGCTGGGTGTAGTCGGCGTTCCACTTCTCACCGGCCTTGGATGCCACCCGGAACCGGATGGACATGCCCGTGATGTCCTTGCGCCGGATCGAGTCACGCACCGGCCGGCCCAGCTCGTTGTCCGGCAGCGTCGCCCGAGTGATGAGCCCGGTGCTGTCCGACTCAATCTGGAACGTCCCGGCGCGCGTCCGGCCCAGCGGCAGGGTCGTGAGGAGGTGCTGGTACGAGAGTACGACGTCGGGGTTGCGGGCGAGGGTGCGATCCATCGAGCCCGGCGCGAAGCGCTCGCGGAAGTCCTTGCCCGACGGTCCGGGGATCGGCACGGACCAGCGATCCCACTTGAGCGCGTAGCCCTCGAACGAGAGCCCGTCGCCCGTGGCGCGAAGCTCCATGTCCTCGTCGGGCCACAGGTCCGTGCCGCGCTGCTCGAACGCCTCGGGCAGCTCGGAGCGGTTCGCGCTGTCCATGAGCCGCTGGGCCTTCGCCATCACGCGGTCCTTGACCGCCTGCGGGAGATCCGACTGGGGGATGCGCGACATGGCGTTGCGCAGGTGGGGCATGTCGAGCTTGCCCGTGTCGTCGTGGACCGGGAAGTGGCGCAGCTCGCGCGGCGTCGTCTTGCCCTGGTCGTCCTTGGATCCGCCCGACTCGATGTACAGGAATGCCGAGTCCGGCAGGTTGTTGATGTAGGCCGTCGACCAGACGGCCCGCTCCTCGTCTGTCACGGCTTTGCTCCTTGTGGTGTCCCGCCCCGAAGCGGGCTGTTGATGGGGATCATCTGCTGCTGCATGAACAGGGTGTCGTCCGAGCCGTCGGAGAGCGGCTGGAGGTCCTCGCGGTTGCGGACGTCGCGCGGCTTGAGGAAGCCGCCGAGGATGCCCTTGCTGTAGGCGTCGTATCGGTCCTTGAGGTTGGTCCGCGCGACGTGGTCGAGATTGAACTTGAACTGGACCGACGCGAAGGGGTCGTTGACGCTCGCGGGCACCGAGAGCAGGCGGTTGTGCTGGGCCTCGATCCGCACCGCGAGCGGCAGCACGGCGTAGTCGCGGAACTCCTGGTGATACGTCTCGGCGGAGGCGAACGACGACGCGCCCGGCTCCTGCGAGCCGACCATGCCGGGCGGCACGCCGAACGCGCGGGCGAGGTCCTCGACGCTGAACTTGCGGGTGGCGAGCATCTGCGCCTGCTCGGGCGTCGGGGCGAGGTTGGGCACGAACTTCGCGCCCTCCGAGAGCACGCCGATCGCGTGGCTGTTGGACAGGCCCGCGTATTTCTTCTTGAGCGACTCACGCAGCTCAGCCTTCTTGGCGTCGGTGAGCTTGCCCGGCACCTCGACGCCGAACGAGAGCGCCGCGCCCTGCCCGAAGAACCGGCCCCCGAAGTCCTCCGCCGCGACCGCAGAACCGATGCCCCGCCGGAGCGCCTCGAGCGGGCTGATCCCACGCAACTCGCCGGCCGGCCGGAGCCACCAGCCGTGGAGCATCTCCATGGGCCCGAGCGTGCGGACCTCGCGCCCCTGCGAGTCGAGGATGTCGTATTCGGGCCCCGGGCGGACCTTGACCCGCGAGGCAGGCGTCACGACCAGCGCCGCGGGGTCGCCGACGTAGGGCGTCACCTGGACGAAGTATTCGCCGTCGATCAGGGTCGAGAGCGCGATCTCGTTGAAGTAGTCGTTGACGGTGTAGGTCTGATCCGCCGGGTTCGGGCTCGTCAGCCACTTGGGGCGGTTGCGGTACTCGGGATACGACTGGCCGCCGACCTTGACGATGACGTCCTTGGGCGCCTGCGACACGGCGGACGCCAGGAGGTCGACGCAGCGCCAGATCGTCGTGAGCGAGAGCGCGACGGCACGGTTGACCCGGATGCCGGCGGGCGTCTGGCGGCTGCTCCACAGCTCCTCGTCCGCCTCATCGGAGAGGAAGTCACCGCGTCGCTGCTCCATACGCCGAGCAAGCACGCCCATCATTCACCCCTCGATTGCGGCACTGTCAGGGCATAGGCCACCAACAGGCAGATGATTCCGATCACGAAGAACGGCCCGGCCGGGTTGACGAAGTACGAGCCGACCGCGAGCAGCACCGCCCCGGCAGCGAGGAAGGCGCCCTCGAGCCCGACGGCGGAGGCAAGGCCCGATGCGAGCCGACCCACGGCCACGGCTGCGCGCCTCATGGGGCCCAGAACTCCACGCGGTCGACGTCGGTCGCTTCCGTGCGGGATGCGCGGTCAACCGCGAGCCCGAGCGCGATCACCGCGTCGATCCGCCCGCGGCTCTTGGACTTCTGGAGCGTGAACCCGCGCTCGTTGAACCGGGGCACCGCGTTGAGGACGTGCGTCGCCAGGATATCGTCGCCGTCGTGGTGGACCTCGCCGCGCTTGATCAACGCCAGCAGGTCGCCGCACACGCGGGTCATCCCGTCAACCGACTGCGGGACCTCAATCATCTCGATGCCCTCGTCCGACAGCATCTTGGCCGGCACGTCGAAGAACCGCGGATCGTATGACACCGCGCGGACGTCGTATGCCCGAGCGAGCTCCCGGATGTGCTCCATGACGTCCGTCACATCGACCGGCTCGTCCTCGGTGGGGAGCCACACGCGCGTCGTGGCATGGAGATGACCGCCCTGGTCGAACTGCACCGCCACCACGGCCGTCGAGTCGCGCTTGATGCCGACGTCGACGCCGACCCACGTCTCGGCGCCCGCCTCGAAGTCGAAGTCCGCCCGCAGCC